GAACGCAGCCCGTCAGATCGTTCGTGCTTTTTCCCGTGTAGGTTATGACCTCGGTGCCAATCTTGATCGCACCAGAACTCGGAAACGACGACGCGTCTGCGAGCGTGATAGTTGTTTGATCTGCCGCCTCGGCGCCAGCCAGCGTGCTGGTCACGCCTGTGAACGTCAGCGAGCTGTCAACGAAGATTGCGTCGGCAACATCAGTGCCGAAGTCAAAGTCCTTGATATACTCAATGTATCTTTTGGTTGCGCTGTTGACGGTGCGCTTGACCACAAAATAGAGCTGATCCTCGTCCAAATCGCCAGGGATCGAGGCAATGCTCTCGACCACTGCGTTGCCGGTGGAAAAGCTGCCGCCGATAATCTGACGCGACCAGCCAATGACTTGTTCCTCGCGCTTGTAGGTCATGCAGGCAAGTTGCCCGTCGCCGCGCACGGTCCACAAAATGCTGTCGGGTTCTTGCTGGTAGGCCAGCTCGTCCAAACCGTTCTCGGTAATGTGTTCGCTGATCAGAGTAACGTCAGGCGCAACGTAGCCATCGACATCGAAATTAAATTGTAGCTCAAGCATTTTACGCTTGGCCCGTTGCACGAACAGAATTGCGTTACCCGCCTGCACCGGCATGATGTCCGCTGATCCGTGGCTCGTCTGTTGCTTGATCTGTATGTTGGTTGGGGTGATCGCCTCGTCCGCGCCACTAGCACGCACGACGAACTCGCCGCCGGATGTACCAAGTATCAGGTTGCGCGTCGATGCGAGGAACCTGATGACGTTTACCTGATTACTGCCGATCGTATAGACCATCGCGTCGTCGGCTTCGGTTCCGCTCTCAAAGTTCTCAAAGTCGCCGGACTGCGAAAAGAATAACGTCTGCGGCTGACTGTCTGTGCCAGCGAACACAAGGCGCTGCTCGTAGAATGCTACGGCGCGCGGAAATCCAGTTGCCAGACTGAAAGCACCGAGCGACCACTTGGTTGTCGCAACCAGTTTGCCCTGCAGCGTGTGGCCGCTATCTGCTGCCTCTGTCGCCAAGTCAGCGCCCGGTGCCAGTGTGATGACGCTGTCTGTCACATCGACGATCAAATGCCCGGCGGTCGTGTTGTTTGAGGTTGAACCGCTAATGATGATTGTCTGACCGCTCTTAAAGCCTTGGTCGATAAACCCTGCGGCGGTGTCTTCGATACGATCGTTATGCTCTAACCCGGTCGCGTCTGGGTCTCCCTCGTGAAATGAAATTGTAGCCGCTGCGTAGTTTGGCAGAATCTCTGACCGCCCGTCTTCCAGCTCCTGCGCCGTGCCGTCTGCAACTGTTGCGGAAACGCGCGACGTGATCTTGACGAATCCGTCCTCGATCTTGACGAGGCGGCCGACATCGTTGGCGGTCCATAGATCCGCGCTTGCTGTCAGTCGGACGGTGCCGTCGCGACTGTCCGGCGTCAGCGTGGTGGTTGTTATGTTCTGGTCAAGGAAAGGTCCGCGCGCAGTCGTTACCTCGGTGATTGTCCAAGCGGTGTGACTGGTGCGCGTGATCTTGTAGATTGGGTGGTTGGGGCTGACGACGTACATGACGTCTGCCGCTTGGGCAAACTTTAGTCCTGCCAGGTCAGACGCGGTATAAACCGTCGTGACCTCGACCGCTGAGCCGCCAGATTCCACCTGACCGCCGTCCTTGTAAATGCGGAAGTAGGTTGGGCCGAACTCAAGAATGTATGCCTGCTCAACATTAAACTCGAACGGCACTAGGCGAACTGCGTTGGCACTGCTTTTCACTTCACTGATGAAGCGGGTGCCAGGGCGGCGATTTACACCACCGTGCGGTTGAACAATAAAATTCTCAACAGTTTCGGCACCGTTCTCATACTTCGCAATGTCGGTGCGCCCGAACAAGCGTGGCGTAATCTCGCCAGCGGTAAAGTTCGCGAACGCTTTTGATACTTTCGGCACCTAGAACCTCGACGCGATAAACATATCGCTTTCGACATAGGTCGCGCGATCGACGTTAATGACGTTGTCGGGTGTGCCTTCCGTCGCATCGACAAAGCGCGCTTCGGATAACTTGCCCTCATACATTGCCATCAGGCTCTGCGAGAGTGCTGCGCTGTTGACGAGCGCGTAGCTAATGTCAGCGGCAAGGCGCGATGCGATAGTTTCGATCAGGAGCTGGTCGTACTCGTTTGCGTCGGTGACGCGCGCGACGTAGATCATTGTGAACGGCGTTGCGTTCGACATGACCTTGCGACCTTCAATCCTGTAGATCGTGTCAATGTCCTGCGGACGCAGCACGCGCAGGCAATAGGGATCGGTCGGCAGCGTGTGCTGATACTCGAACTCAAATGCCGGGGTCTCACTGTCGGCAGCGAGGCTGGTGCGCCGAATCAGGCAGTTCCACGGGTGCGCGCGGAATGTTGCATCGCGCACAAACTCAAACCGCTGGTTGCACACGCGCGCGGCGCGGCTGTCTTCGGTGAGCGAAATGATGTTAGACGCGCCGATCATGTTCAGCGCGCTGTTACAAATGTCTACGTCGGATGCCATTGGTGTTCCTCAAGAAAAAAGGGAGGGCTGTGGCCCTCCCAATTCTCGTTAGTCAACGACGTAAGTAATTAGAAACGACAAATCGCCAGCGGTGTCGCCAGCAGCGTCAGTCTCCAAACCGATGAAATAGTGTCCGCCGGGGTCAGTGCTGTCGCCAGCATCTTCCCAGACGCGCTGTCCCATCGTGTTGACGTTCCGTGCCTCGAACGCAACTTCGGTGCCGGTAAGAACTGCGGCGCGAAGATCGGTCGTGGCAGACGCATATGCGTCTACGTCTTTTGCGGTGACGTTACCGTCACTCGTGTAAAGCCCGACATGCATTGTAACGGTACTGCCTGAGTCAAGATCGTCGTTGTAAATCTTGATCGAAACAACCGCTGCATTGGTCGGAATTGGTGCCAGCATGATCGTGTCGCCTGCGGAGAGATCTCCGGCTGCGAGAGCGATCGTGCCACATGCTACGCGCATGGTGCCGTGAAGCTGACGCGACGGTGAATGTACCGGCGGGTCGGCGACAAAGTTACTGGCGAGGGTTTGATTTACGTTAGCCATATCTCAGTCCCCCTACTCGTTACAGGCGATTTCAACGACTTTGTCTTCTTCCATCCGGGTCGAACCGAAGGTCGCGCAGTAGAAAACCTGCGTCGAGTAAGACTTGTCGCTGCGCTCATCGATCCGAGCCATCACATCCTTGCCGACTGCTAATTTGCAGCCGTCCTGCGCCCATGCGTAGCAAAGGCGCGAGGTGCCATCGTCGGATAGACGATTAGAAGTGATGAACTTGAAACCAACAAACGTGTCTACGTCACCCTGGACCAACGCCTTGACGGTGTTGAAATCCGAAGAAGTGACAGAGGTCGTGTTGAGCAGGTCTTCGATCTGCTCAGGGCTAACCACGATGTATCGAGGGATACTGGGGTCAACCGACTGGGCGTCTAGCAGCTTCTTGGCCGAAACCAACTTGGCTACCGTTAGCCCGGCGGAACCGTGTGCGATTTTCTGGCCGCTTGGGAACGCCGTTGAGGTCGTTCCTTCCTTGCCGGTCTTCGCGGTTCCACCAAGTGCGTCGATGATTGTGTCGTCCATCGCCCGGCCCATTGCCGCCGCAGCCGCACGGGCATACGAAGACGTCGGGTCGATCAACATCATTATGTTCGCCTCAATTCGCTAAACTGAGACCGCTTTCGCTGCTGCACGTCGCCGCGCAGATCAGACCATATCATCACCCAGATGGGTGTCTGGCGCTTCGGCTGGGCTTCCAGCCTACTCCCTTGCGGGATGGTCGTTGCACCTTCCCCAAATTGGGGCTTGGATCAGGATTGTCTCTTACGAGGTTTCCCCTGAGTTCACCAGATTTTCGAAATGGATTGCTCCATCAAGCCGCATATTTTTACGGACCTTGTCAGAATCATCAATCAAGTCAGCCCACTCATAAGTGGTGAGCGTGACCATGCGCCGAGAGTGAGGTGTCTCGACTAGTGGTGTGTCGCCGTGGCGCGATGTGCGCGCTACAGCGGCGCTTTCTCCGATTTGGTCGAAGAAGGCTTTTTCGCCGGTGACACTTTCCGTGTCCACGGCCCCTCGCAACAGACTACCCATCTGCTGCGAAAGCATACTGACATTCGATGAAAACTGGTTCACGAATGCAGTAGTGATCTGAGTAGACATACTCATGCTCCTACAGTTGTGGTTGAATGTGTGCGTTGGTTCTCGGTCTTGCGACCGACCTACTGTCGCTTAGGGCGACTGGTCCGCCTTACTCACAGGCTTGCGCCGTGGGGCTTTGGGCTTGTCCACGGGTTTCACGAACTCGAAGTATCTCTCCGCGAGATCAACGGGATCGTTTATCGTGCGCGCGCTGCCGAACTGTACGGCCAGACGCAAACATTCCAGGCGCAGCTCATCACTCTCCATAGAGCTGCTCTCTTAGTTGCAGCACCTCGGCAACCACACGATCGTGGTCCGGGTGATGCTTTTCCCAGTACGGGCTATTCTTTGCAGTCAAATCGCTGACACGAGCCTGCAGATCGCTATCGCTGATGCTTGGTCGGCTATCGCGGCCGGCTAGGCCGTCCTCGCTTACCTGCTCACCGACATAGTCGGATAGCTTGAGCATAAACTTGACCAGCTCCGGGTTGTCGCCCAACAAGCTGCCATCGGCAAGCTGGATCTCGGTCAGGTCCGGTGCGTCAAATTCCTTGAGCAGCTCGTTAGCACGCTGCATCGACACATCGAACTTGTCGCCCAGTTCTTGCCGCAATTCGGTCTCGGTCTCGACCCGACGCGCTTCCATTTGCTCGTCGGACATTGAACCGGCCTGCTCGCCGAACTCGGCGTAGGCTTTTGCCAGGTTCTCAGCTTGGCGACCAGACAGACCAGACTTGTGCGCCGCATCGCGGAACCAGTCGGCCATCTCGCCGGTCATGTCGCCCAGCTCGTACTCTTTTGATTCGGTGGGCCTGCCGAGCTTGTTGTAGACCAAGTCCCAATCTTCATCGGTTGCCCAGTTGCCCGGTATCGCGAGCTTCTCAGCTCCGACCATCTTCTGTGCGTTGATGTAAGATTTTGCCATCGCTTCAACACTATTGATGTGCTGCAGCGATGGATCGGTTGTTAGCTCTGGGGGCAGTGCTGACCGCCAGTCCTCGTTACCAGACGGTGCCTCCCCGGCCTCTGCCGGAGCTTCCGCTACCTGAGTTTCGTCGGACATATCTGTTTACCCTTTCGGTGGTTTTTGATCCTTGGTTTGTGCGTGTAGGAACAGCACGACATCGCGCTGCCCCTCTCGGAACGCCGTCTCGTCTGAGTTCGGCGTGAAGCTCGATTTCCAGAGTCCGAACCTAGCGCTCAAGTCCTCAAGCATTTTTTGACCGTCCTCGCTATTCAGGACCGATCGATAGACTGCCTTCTGATCTTTTGGCGTCACTGGGCGGCACCCAAGATCTGCTCAAGATCTACCTGTGTTTCGTCAACGGCGCGTAACACTGGCGCGGCATTGCCTGCTGCCTCTGCCATCTGGCTCGTTGCTGCCATTTCGGCTTGTGCTTGCTGCGCTTGCTGGCGCTGCTGTCGAATGCCAGACACCTCGCCCTCACCACGCACCACCGATGCAGGCGTGCCGGTGACTTTGATGATGTGCTTGGCGAGACCGTCGAAGTCGAGATAGTCAACGATGCCCTGATCCAACTGCATCAGCGGCATCAGGAACTCGATCATCTGCAGAATGCCCTGGATGTCACCGCTGCGCTGCGCCTTCGCCAATGGGCTGACGTATTCGATGTCGATCGTGCCATCGCGCAGGCTGTCGGGCGCTGCAGCGAATTGCTTTTGACGAGACAGGATTGCAAAGACGCGGTTGATCAGCGGCTGCAATAGCTCAGCCTGCAGGCGCCCGAGTACCGGGCCGAGCAGGCGCATCTTTTCCTCAGTGCGCTGGATGACCTCCGTCGCGGTCATCTGCGGACCCTGTCCGAGAATCAGTTGATCCACGTAGAAGGCGGCGCGGATCGCGGTGCGGCGCTGCTCTAGCTGCTGCTCGCCGAGCGGATTGTTCGCGCCGATGTTCAACGGCTCAATGCGGTCGCGGGTGCCTGAGCGGTAGAAGTTCAAACCGCCCGGTGTGGTGCGAATGGGCAGGACGAAGCCGTCGTCCGGCACCATCATGGGCGGATGGATTTGGAGCTGAGCGGCGCGGATCACCACCTCGCTCATCTTATTAACCATCTTCGTGTCGCTGAGCGCGGTCATGCTTGGACTGCGCCCGTAACCAATCTCAAAGCTGGCCTTTAGGAAGCGCGGCACGCAGTACGGAAACTCATCATAGCCAGACTCGCCGATAATCATCTTCTCATCGGGGTCGATGTAGATGCTCGCGAACGGCTTGTTGACCGCGTTCTTCTTGCGGCGGTTGCGGTCCTCTCTCGGCATAACGACGTGCAGCAGCTCGATCTCGGCGTAAGGATCATCTGTGTTCAGCTTTTGGATTCTGTTTGTGACCTTATCCTGCCCAAACTGCCGCACGGCGGCGCGCGCTGTTGTC